GCGCTCAATTGTGGGCCTGTTTCTGGCTTGTGCGGAGAGACAGTGGACTGTGGGACGTGCTCAGTGTCCGAGGATTGCGTGGCCGGCCGGTGCGAGACGAAGCCCGCCTGCGAGTGCGGATCGGGCTGCGGTGTCTATGCCGCGAGCGACTGCCCCGTAGCCGTCACTTGTGCCAGTTGCGAGGACGGCGACGTCTGCACTGAATCAATCGGACAGGGGCGAATATGTTTTAAGACCGGGTTTGCCGGCTCCTGTGACGGCACGGTCGTGCCCAATCCCAATGGGTTCTGCGGCGACATGTGCCTCAACGCCAAAGCAGGGTGCGAGAAGCCTTACTATGACTGCGGCCGAATGTTTGCCAACGACGGATCGCCTTGCCCTTCATGCTCCGGCGTCGCGATTGGACGCTGGCAGTGCGGGCCAGGCTAACCCTAATCAAACGGACACGGCACCACGAACACCGGCAACGTCGGCAGCTTGAAACTCGGCAGGCTAGGGATCGGAAGCTTGAGCCTTGGAAGGTCGAGGTTTAGCGACAAGTCCAGATCAATGTTGAACAGCGGCAGCTTCGGAAGCTTAAAACTCGGCAGCGACGGAATGGGAAGCTTCAGTTTTGGCAGGTCGAGGTTCAGGCTCAGATCGAGATCAATGCTGAACGTCGGGAGGCTCGGGAGCCTGAAGCTCGGCAAGCTCGGGATGGGAAGCTTGAGCGTTGGAATATCAAAGGAGCACACGGCTACTTGCCCACACCAAGGCAGGCAAACAGCGGCGCGATTCCCGAAGGGTCGCCGATCGGTGGCCCCTGCATGAGGGCCAGCCCCGGCATCATACCTGGCAGTGACAAATCCCCAATCACATAGACCTTGTCGTCAAGCCTCAGCGAGGCGCCGCCCTTGGCCGTGAAAGTGATCGCGCCGTCCTCGCCGATCTCAATGACCGCGCCGCGCGCTACGAGCTGAGCCTTTTTGTTTTTGCCGTCGAGAAGGAACAACATCGACTTCTTGTCCACGTCGTCGGTGGCCAGCCCGCACTGCTTTTTCTCGTGCTTGCAGAACACTTGCGCGACCGAGCCGGGGCCCGTGCTGTGCAGGGTCGTGTCACCCGGCTTGAGCTTGCCGACTAGCGCGGCGTTTCGCGTGTCGCGGCCGCCGATGCACACGAGCGGCTTGCCTCCGCAGTCCCGGACCCCGAGGCCCTCGGCGTGCCCGCTGGCGTCCTTGGGAAACGGTAGCGACGTGATGCCCAGGCTCTGGATAACGTCCACTTCGCCGCTGGGCTCCACGTCGTCGTTGTCGTTTCCGACCGCGACGTTGAACTGCCAAAGCGCGACGCCGCCCTTTGCGGACGATGCTCCCAGGATTCCGATATCAGTGTCCATCGTCGCCAATCTGAAACGATTCAGGTCGCCACAGCTCCAGGTCCGTCATGGCGCCCTCGCTTTCCGAGTAGCGGAGCGTACGCCGCGAGATCCAAAGCGGCTCGTGGACGCCCGTCACGTCGTCGTTCACGCTGGCCACCGTGTTCACCGAGTAGATGGCGCCAGTCGCCGGATCTGCGTGACCCTTGACCGTGCATGTATAGGCCAGCGTGTCTTTCAGCCGCTCCGCGATGGCCCGGCGGGCACCGAGCTCCAGGTCCTCTTGGGCGCGGGCTTCCTTGTCGCGGTGATACAACATCCGGTAGAGCAACGCCGGGAACCCAGGGTCCGCGGGTTTGATCCGGTCGCCAGTAAGGGCTCGCTGCATGATCTCGCCCATCTCAGAGTTGAACGCCTCTGACAGTTCGAGCATCTTGAAAAGAGCAGGCTTGAGGCCGCCGCTCTGCTGGCCCGCCTGCCCGCCGTTGCCCGTGAAGAGCACGTAGGTCGGGAACCTCGAATAGTCCCGCTCGGCCGTGGCCGAGACGATGTTGTTGGAGCCGCTGGCGTTAGGGTCGTCGCTGCGGTTCAGCGAATAGATGGCCCCCTGCGTGTAGTCGGGGGAGTCAATGACGATCTCCGTGCGACTGCTGCTCGGCTGAATCGTGGCGCCGTGACGGGCCACTAGCCGATTGCAAAACTCAAAGATGCCCTCGCCGGGTCGCGGCTTGTATTCTTCGAGCGGCCGCTTCTTGCGTTGCCGCTTCGTGCGTTTGATCGATACGCCCGTACGCACCTCGGAAAACAGGATGTTTTCGAAGTCCGTTATCTCGGAAATGCCGCACGGTCCCATCGCGAGCAGAAGCGCGTCGTCGAGTAACGTGTTGGCGGAAATCTTGACGTTCGGGTCCGCGTTGCACTCGACCAGATCCGAAAGGTAGTCCCGGCCCTCGCACGATACCGCCCCACCGTCGTGACCGATCCTGGTCTTGTCGATGCGTCCCAGAAGTTGGCTGACCCCATCGACCATGAGATCGCAAGGCTGGAGTTCTAGCCCAAAGCCTTCGTCTCGGCTGGCCGGCAGCAAGTCGAACGAAAAGCCGTCAGTGCTGACCAAGTAGGCGCTGTCGATGCTCCAGCTCTTGAATCGGTTCTCAGTCCTGCCTAGCAGATTGAAACGGACCGTTAGCTGACTCTCAGGCTGCGCGGCCACGACGCCTCGCCACGTTGACGACGTAACCCGATGGCGCGTGTGGCGAGCGGGCCAGCCCGGGATTTAGCTCGAGTAGCTGCTGCAGCGACATGCCCACCTCGGCGGCCAGCACTGACAACGCCCGGCCGTGACTGAGCGTCGTTTGCACGATTTCTTTCGTCGGGTCCTGGGCGCGCTTGCCAAGGTCGGCAGCCGCGGCACGGTTGCGCCTGGCCGCGCGCTTCAGTGGCCACACGTCGGGGTTCTGTAGCCGGTCGATCTGCTGCTCAATCTTCTCGTTTTTGTACGCGAAGTCCTCGAGCGCAGCGGAGAACTTGCCGCCCTGCGCCTCGAGCTGTGCGCCGAAACCGTTGATCGCGTTGAGAGCGTCCATGCTCGGCTCGGGGCTTGGCTCTTGCTGCCAGTCTACTTTGGACAGCTCCGCGTCGAGCGCGCCGGCCTCGGTGCCTACGCCTTGGATCGTTATGTTCTTAAGGTCGCTGCTCTCGTCTACGTCTGGCGAATGTATAAATTCGATTCGAATATCGGTGCCGTCGCGCTTGGCGACGTCCATGTCATCCGACCAGCTCACGGGCACGGCCCACACCTCGCCAAGCACTGGATCCAGTAGGCGGCCACGTTCGCGGTTTCGGCAGTCGCCGAACAAGATCGGATAATCGACGGTAAACAGCTCCTTGTATGGCCCACTCGCAATGCCCTGCCGCATCGGCAGCGTGTAACGAAAGCTCAACGAGTGCGGCCCCAGCTGTTCGATGAAGTCGTTGTCCCGGTACTGCAAGCGATGGGTCGCGCCCTCGTGCTGAAACGAAACCTGCCGCTCTGTGATGGGATACTGACGGTCTCTCCACTCGAACAGCGGGAGCTTGGACAGTGCGTCGAGGTTGGCCATCAGGAGTGAGGTTTTACCGGACTCGGTGAGTCGGTTCGGTTAAGTCCGGCCTTCACTATTTCTTCGCGCGCGGCCCTGCCAATCTCAGCGCCGATTCGGATGCCGTCGATCTCTTTGGCCATGCTTTTGTGGGTTTTTTGCTCTACCGGGGCGCTCGGGTGAACAAGCGACTGTGCGATCTTGTCAGAATCGACGAGACCCATTGCTGTGGCGAGCAAACCGATGGGGGTACCGTATTGGAGGGCCGAAACTCCGGCCGAGATGCCGCTTTCTAGCGGGCCCGGCGCGCTGGCAGCCTCGACGCGCTTGCCCTGCGCGATCTGGATGTCGCGCAGCTCCTTCGTTTCTTCGCTTGTCAGTACGCCCGTTTTGGCCTTTTCGCCGAGTTCGCGAGCGCGATTCAGATCTTTGCCTCCGGCGGTCATGTCGGCTTCGCCCTTTTCGAAATTGGCGATGCTCGTGGCAATGATAACAGCAGCCGCCGCAATGCCGAGCTGTGCGCCAGCGATGGCCCCGCCAAGTCCGGTGCTTGCCCCGCCGATACTTCCCGATGCGCTTGTTAGAGATGCCGCGAGCTTTTGGCCGGCAGATGCGGCGGAGCTTGCGGCCACGTCAAAGGCCAGCTTCGCCGCAATTAGCTTCGTTAGCCCCCCGATCGGATCTTGCGCGAAAGCACTGGCGAGCTGAGCAAAGCGCTTCGCGGCCTGCCCGACGTGGGGCAGTAGCTTCGTAAATTCCGGCAGCAACTGCATCAGCACCGGCAGGAGCTGATCGGCTACCGCCGCGTTAAACTTCTTAACCGTTTCCTGCAGGAGCAGATCTGGATCTTCAAGCCTGGAGTTAGCTCCGGCCTTGATTGCCTCAGGCGTGAGCGTGGCCCCGGAGTAGCGCTTGTATTCTGCCTCCATCGCCTCGCGCCCGGAGCCCTTCTTTTTCCCCTCTGCGGCCGAATACACGGCCGACATGCCGCTGAAAATCTTGCCCGACTCTTGACCAAAAAGACCAGTGGTCTTCATGATATCGCCGCCGGTCGCGCCGATCACGTCCATCATGATTTCCTCGGGACGGCGTAGCTTCGTCTTGTTCGTCTTGGAACGGAGACTATCTGGACCCAAGATGGCATCGAAGCGGTTGCGGTTCACGACCATGTCGTTGGCCATTCGTGCCGCGGCGGTCGATGCGTCAGCGCTGGTGTCCGCGCCGCCGTGTTGCACGGCGATCTGGGCAAGCGCGCCCATGCTGCGAAGCAAATCCGGCGATCCTCCCTCGAACTTGCTGGTAGCTGCTCCCAGCTTTCCGAAGTCGCGGGCAAGGTCGCTCATCTCAATGGCACCGATCGCGCCCTGCTGGGCGAGCGCGGCCATCACGCTGTTGAGTTCAGCAAGGCGCCGCGTCGGGTCCGAGATGGTTTTATTTAGTACGTTGAACGCCTGCCCAGCCGTCGTCATCAAGTCCGTAAAGTCTGCTCCGGTAACCAATGACAGCTCAGCCATGGAGCCCTTAATCTCGCGAGCGGTACCGATGTCGCCCGTCTTTGCCATAAACGCCGATTGGCCCGAGAGCACCTGTTCACTCGTCAGTCCACGCACGCCGCGCGCTTCTGTTAGTAACTCTTTCTTTAGACCAGGCTGACCCGCTTGGTTTGCCAGCCGGCTCGCCATCTTCGTGTCCCGGATGCGTTCGCTAACCGCATTAGTGGCCGCGAAACCGCCAGCGAGTCCCATAGCTGCCCCGCCGAAGCGGCCGACCGCGCCGAGCGTGCCGCGCACAGAGCCGCTGACCTTGCCGAAGGCGCCGTCAGAAAATCGGCGCCGGCTGGCAATCTCACGTTTGGCCGAAGCCTGCGCCGCTCGCGTTTCTTTGTCGGCGTTGCGAGTCGCAGAGCGGTGCCGCTTGTCCTCCTCGCGCATCCGCGCACGGACGGACTGTACGTGGGCATTGCGCCAGTAGGTGAGCTGGCGTTGCTGCTCACGGTCCATGGCCGCCGATTCACGGCGCGCCGAAGATGCCGCGCCGCCCGCGCCCGTGGCTCGTGCCGCCGGGCCTAGCGTACGATTTAGGCGTTGCTGGTGCTGGACGAAACGACGCTCGATACCAGCCAGTGCGCGATGCACGGTGGCTTCGCCGATGACGCCCACCTGGTACTGCAAAAGCATCGCCATCGTAGATTCAACGCGGTATCAGTTTGCGCGCCAGGTCGTGGGCGTCTTCAATCGACAGGTCGTGCCCGGCCTGCAGGACCGGGCCATCAGGTGAGTTTTCCGAACCAGTGCTGGCGTCGTCGCCGACAGGCTTGCCAAAGAAGGAGATGTCCCCGAAGGAGTCCAGCAACGTGGACCTTAAAGTATCCGGCAAGCTCTCCCACTGGGTAGCAAGGGCTCGGTATAGCAAAGAGATCCTTGCCCCCAAGGACGATGTGAGTCGCGCCAATTGAGGCAACGACAGAGACAATAAAGGGAGCTCCGCGCCGCCCTCCTCGAGGCGTCGAATCCACTGGTTCACTTCTTCTTCAGTTTCCGACTGAGTCTCGAACGGCGCGTACTTTTCTTGTACGAGCAGGTACGCATGGAAGAGCGTGAGTATCTCGTTCGATGTTAACTCGTCGTTGATTTGCTCGGCATCGCGAAACGCGCGCGGGTACTGGGCGCCCCGTTCGCTTTCTTCGGTGCCGTCGATTGCTGCGACCTGCCGACACGCGCACGCGAGCACCTCGCGAGCCACTGCATCGCCATGCACCTCGCGCATCGTGATGCCGTTCATGTCCTCCTCTTTCAGGAGGTACTTGGCCTTCAGCTTGCGGTGCGCATCGACTCTCGCCTGTTCGTGCTCCCGCATCGATAGCACCTGCACGCGAATCCTAGCGACCGGCTTACCCGCGTGATTCTTGCGTGGAAAGTCGAACTCCTCGCTCGGCTTAGGGGCGCTGAGATTGAGAAAAAGGTCTTTTGCGGATACGTCCGCGGGCGGGCCTGGCATCGTGTCTCCCAAAAATCAAAGGCCACGCGGTCCGTGGCGGCGGGAGAGCTCACACACGGGCCACGTGGCCTCATAACGGATACACGTGACGGATCAGCTCTCCCTGCTGACCGGCCCGCCTTGGTTGCGCTAGGCCATCATTCGAACGGTTTGAGCGGGCCCTGCCACTCCACGGTACCGGAGGCAGTGTCACCAGCACTGTGGCTGAGATCGACACTTAGGATCTTGCCGCGTCCGTTGTAGGAATTGCGACCGATGAAAATCTGAAACTCGCAGAATTCTTTGCGCGCGCAGGTCTGCTGATAATCGAACTCTTGGCCGCCGATTGGGATCACAATCCCGAGCGAGACCGTGATGCTGCCTGAGCCGTCGGCCCAGCCGCCCAGCCCTTCGGCTAGGAGCAGTACGGGCGTAACGCCTGACTCGGTTTTGATTCCAACTGATGTGACCTGCAGAGCAGGTGAGCCGTTGAAAAACGCCTTATAGGAGGCGTAATCTTGATTTGCTGCGGGCATGGGTTGCTACCTCCCGGCTCAGCCGGTCGAAATTTCAGCGACCTTGAAAGTCGAAATGTGCAAGTGGTCAATGATGTTCAAATCAAAACTCGACTCGGCGCGGCTCGAATTCTTGAGCATGCGGACCGAGGCCTTGGACGCCGTGACGTTCTGCAAGTGACCGAGCGCGTCGAAGTCGTCCATGAGGCGCTGGATAACGGGCTTGAGCGTCGAGGGCCGAACTACCCCAGCAATCTGCGATTGGTTCGGATTGAATTTGCCGTCGGCTAGCAGCTCATCGGGCTTGAATTTCTTCTGCCCAAAGTTGATCGCCCACGTGGCGAGCAGCAAGTCAACGAAGGCGTCGGCGCCGCTGACCCGGTGAGTCTCCGTGGCGCGAAAGTCGTCCTGCACGCCCGCGCTGTTCTTGCTGCGCGTGTTGCAAAGCATGACCAGGTAAGGACCCGCTTCGTTGGTCGCGATAACCGAAAGGCCATCGTTGATTGAGTCGTTTTGCTCGATGTCCGTTGGACGGTCCGCCGCGTCGAAGACGGGCAAAAACACATCCGCCAGGCTCGTGCCTGCCATGTTGTTGGTGGGATCGCTCTCGAGTTTCTTTTGCACAAGCGCGGTCATGCCGCCCGCAATCTCGGCGCAGTCGTGCTCCGAGCTCTCGAACAGAAAGATGTTCAGGCGCTCGTAGTTACGACCAGTCGCGATCGTGGCCGCTCCCGCGGGCGTTGACGTGTAGGCCGCCATTCCCATTGAGCGCAGTCCCCGCCGCGGCTCGCTCTTGTTGACGATGTGCGTCTTGAGATTGCCGAGACTGGTCGCGTCGTAAAGGCTTGTCACGATGTAGTATTTGCGAGTGGCGTCGAGCGTCGCCAAGGCCGTCGCAAAGTTGGCGGCCTCAGTGGTGGTGCCTTCCGCGCCGGTAACGCCAGAGCCCAAAAACGCGCCAGACGTTGCGACCGTGGTCGTAGTGCCGGCCGTGATTTTGGCGCGATACCGAATCACTCCGACTGTCGCAGTCCCTTGACTGATACCGGTCAGCTTGGCCGTTAACGTCAGCACGCCTGCCGAGTTGTCGGCAGTGCAAGGTAGCCAAGTTTTGGCGTTCACGGCTGCCTTGATGCCTGCCGCGATTGTCGTGACGGTGTCGGTGCTCTTGTACGTGTACGAGCAATCCTCGCCGCAAACAGTGACGCTAGCGGTCCCGGTGGCTGTCGGCGTAGTCGCAAATGTCACGGTTCCGGTGGCGGCAACCGGGCTGCCGCCGGTCGTCGCCGCGTAGGGAACAGCCCAGCACTTGGCGTCTTTGTTGAGCGCCATAAACTTGCGGATCGCGCGGTGCAACATCGAGCCCGGGCCAGCGCCCAACTCGACCTCGCCGGCATCGTTAACGCTGTTCAGCGTGTTGACGGTCCATGTCCCGCCGCTCAATAGAGGCATCACAAACACGACCTCGCGCTCACCAACCGCGGCAGACGCCGGGCCCTGAGCGAACAGGACTTCGGCATAACTTCCTGGAACGCGCCAGTCGCCACCAATGCCCGAGACTGGAATGATCGGAGCAGGCATCAGACGATCCCCTTGCTAGAGTTGAGCGCAGGCTTAGCGACTGCCGCGGCATGCGCGCCGTCACGGAATTGAGTACTCACGAAATCGACGCCGATCGCCGAAGCGGTGGCAGCGTCAGCAGCCCAGAGCGCGCCTTTGCGACACTGCTTCGTGCATTTGTCGCCGTCCTCGCTGCCCTCTTCGGCTACGAATGGGTCCTTGGTGGCCGGGTAAGCGCGTTGCGCCGGGTCGTAGGTGCGCCCGTAGTATCGAGCGGCCTGGCCAACTTGCGGCGCGACGCCCGCCTCGCGCACGAGCATATCCTCGCGCGCCAAAAACTTTAACTGCTGCATTGGTGGTGTCCTCACGGCCGACGGCGTGGGCGCGTCGGCGGAAACTTCAGAACTGGTCTGCGATCCGTTTCATGCGTTGCTCAAGCAATTGACTGAGCACTCGGCCCGCACTGTTCGTGGCCTTGTACAAAAACTTGTAGGGCCTGTTGCCCGGGTGATTAACCTTGCGAGCAAACACGAGCTTGCCGCGCACACGAAACACCAGGAACTTGCGCCGCCGCGGCCTGATGATGTGCGGGCGCGCGCCTTGGTCGATGGCGCCCGCGTACTTGGCCGTGTTGCTGATCCGCAGCACCCGCCCAGTGGCGGTGCGGATGGTCCGCCATTGCGTGGCGTCTTGCAGATTGCCAGTGCGTGGCCTGAATTTAGGGTAGCGCTTGACGTGGTCAACGGCGTGCTCACCGGCCTCAGCCATGCACTCCGCGATCGCAGTCGTGGTCTTCGCTCTGACCTTCTTCAAGGCCCGGCGCACTCTTTCAAGCTGCGAGTTGCTGAAGATTTGCACTAGGCCTCGTCGTCAGTGCTCGCCAGAATCATTGCGGGCAAAATGTCCTCGCCGCCTACGCCGACCGTGAAATCTGCGCCGTCAAGCAAACCCTCGGCGTCCGAGTCGTGACCGGATAGCTCCGTCGTCTCGAGCGCCATCTCGATCGCCCAGTAGGTGACCGCGCTAGCCTCGCCACCGAACGCGGCCTGGCCGGGCCCCTCGTGACTGACGATCCGAAGTGAAGTGAACGCCGGGGCTCGGAATGGGTCCGCCGCATCCACAGAAAAAAACTGCAGGGCGCCTGCCTCAAAGCTCGCGTGTCCGCGGCGCCGAATTACGAGCGCCACGATCTTGGCGATCGCTACGCACGCATCAAGCAGCTTGCGCTGGTCGATGGCGTCGAGAGGACCGAGGATGTAGTGCAGCGTCCAGGGCTGGATTAGCCGAGTTAGCTCGAGTGTGTGAGGCTCGTAACGACCGGAGCCGCTACGGTGAATAGCAAGCAGCGGGAATTCCGTCTTGCGCTGCGTGAGCAGCTTCTCAGTCGGCTCGCACGGGAGCGTGTCTTGGACCGGGAGAAGATTGTCGTAGAAGGAATTGCCGCTCGTTGCTTCCCGCCAGGCGTCCGCGAGCTCGGAGTTGATCGCCGCCTTGAACAGCGCGAGCAGCAGGTCGCGGCCAGGGTCTAGCGGGGCTAGTGACTGATTCGCGATGAGCGACGCGCGCGCCGGAAGCTCGAGACCGCCGATGCGCTCGAACATGCTTTCGGTTTCGAGCGGCATCGCTAAACCTGTGAGCCGACCGGAGCTAACCGAATCGTGTGACGCAGTGCCCGATCGTGACCGACGCCGATAAACCGATAGTCGGCGCCGCCGGGATGCCGAGGCCCAGTAAGGCGAAAGAGCCTGAGTTCGCCCGTCGTGAGCGCGTTCCCGAGCAGGTCGCTGAGCTTGGCGCCGAGCTCGGGCGTCATCGGCCCAACCTCGACGGTGCCCGGAGGCAACGCGCCCGTTGCGATCTCGTCGTCCTTGAGCCAGCGCACCTTAGGCGGCTGGCTCTTGGCCTCCGTGATCGGAGTGAGCGTCTCGGCGCGGCTGCCGTCGCCGGTGATGTCGCCTGATGTCCAGGCAGTTACAATCGATACCGTGTAGGGCCTGAGGCCGAAGCGCTCGCCGGGTATTGACCGGACTCGGTACACCAGCGCCCGCAATCGGTCGCGACGCTGGATCCCGACAGTCATCAGTACACCGACATCGAGCCGCCGCCCGAACGACTACGCCACCGGTTGAGAGTGATGTTCCCGAGCGCACTGGCGAGCTCATCGCGCCAAAACATGAGGGCCCGCGCGGTCGAGCCAAACGACGTCATGCCCGTTTGGTAAAACTCGACCTCATCGACCTTCTTGATCGCGCCTTCGCCGAAGATGCCGCCGAGTTCGTTTTTGACGGCTTTGATGCGCGCTAACAGCTCGCGCACTATCGACTCGCCGCCATCCACGTAAACCGGATAAGTCCCCGAGTGCGGCTTGCTGAGCACGACCGTAGCGACAGCGCCAACCAGTGATTGGATGGTCACTGACTCACCGCGGTCGTCAACGTCGAGCCAGATGCGGTCCCCCTCAGCGAAGCCCGTCGCGCTAGTGAGAGTGATCGCGCGCGAAGTCGGCGCGTCCGCCGCCGCCACCGTCGTCGCTGATGTCGTAGCGGCGCCCGCCGTCATGTAGACGGCGATAACCTGCTCGAACACCATCGCCGTGCCGATGTACGGCTCCGCGCCAGTGCTGAGCAGGTTCCATCCCAACTCAGCCTTGATCCGCTGGATCTCCGACGTCGAAAGCGCCATCAGCGCCCGTTAGAAGCCCGAGAATTTACGGCAGCGGAAGCTGAAGTCGTACGTGTCGCCGACCGCTCCGGTCGCTACACCGTTCACGACCGCAGCCCGCAGGTACTTCCATCCAAACGCAGCCTCCGGCACAGGCAGAACTTTTGTCACCGCGATGTCCACGCTTGCCGTGCCGGTCGCGATCGGCACGTTCGCCGGGTTCTGGGCGTCGCCGGCCAGATCGTGATACGTACTATTGTCGTCGCTAACCTGGAATTTACCGGTCAACGTGAGATTGGTGGTTTGGGCCAACACCGTGAACAGGCAGGAAAGCGTGCCCTTTTCGAGGTTGGCCAGCGAGATGCCGGTGCCGCCGGTGGTGTCGCCAGCTACTGGTGCAGCCGTCAGTGTGCCGGTGCCGCCGGCAATCGTTTGGTGGCGGACAGGGAAGGCCATGACTACACGTCCTCGGAGTAGGCGACCTTGGTGACAAAGCGATTGTCAGCCAGACCGAGCGCGAGGTAAGCGAGCCAGATTACCTTCGCAGTTTCGCCGTAGTTGTCGTCGCTCGCAGCGCGAACTTCGACAGTCTTACCAATGCCGCCCAGGAACGCTCCGGGAGCAATCGCGTGGGCCGTGTGGATGGCAACCGACGAAGCGTTTGCAGTCGCGGTGAGCGTGTTGCTTTGGAAAAAGTGGTATTCGTTTGTTGACGCAAACCAGCCAGGGAATAGCGGATTGGTCTCCTTGTGCTCCGCGCTGTACCGAGCAAACTGCGGGTCGTCCTTGAGCTGCTTTTTGCCCGTTGGCGACACGACCATGATGCGGCGGCCGTCGCTGAGCGTGGGCAGATTGGCTTCGTCCTGGATTTTGCACGCACGCGACTGCTGCTCGTAAGTGAAAGGAAACATGCCCTTCGCCGTGGCGTCGTTGGCTGCCGCCATCCCGAACGGGTAGACCGTAGTGGAGCCCTGATCAGCGAGCGTCACCCAGAACGCGTCCAGTGTGCGATCGAAGTCGCGCGCGAGGTGCGTGCCGACGAACTGCGCGAGGTCGTGTACACCCATCGATGCGTCGAATGCGTCGAGGCCGTACGGCTGCACGTTGCTCGAGCCGTAAGGACCAGCGAAGCGACGGATCGTCAGCGACGTTTGCTCGCTGCCAGCGGTCAGCGGGGTCGTGGAGATTGACTGGTTGCTGCCGATTTCACGCGAAGCTTGCGTGTAGGTCGAGTTGGCAAAGCGCGGACGGTTGAACCGGATCGTGTGACCAGGTTCGCCGGTGAAATTCGCCTTGGCGTCGAACAGTTCTGAGCCCAGGTCGGCCGACAACATCAAGCGGTCAGCGTCGGCGGCGGCGTACGGTGCGCCTTGTCCGCCGATCGGGTATTGGCTGCGACCAACCATCGACGGAATGTTCAGCGCGATACCCAACGCCCGCTTGAACAGCATTGCGT